GGTCTACTATCACCTACTTTGATAACTGTTGTGCTATCCTCAAAGTGTTCATTAACAATAGGTAACTTATCTACATTTTCTCTTTCAACAGAGAAGCCTACACCTGTGCCACACATAAGTATATACATACATTCGTCAAAGGAACGTGGACTGTCAACAGGTATATAACTACAATTATATCCTGCAACATGACACCTGTCTAAGGCAACACCTGCAGTCATCAATGCCCTCATGCTTGGCATAACACCAAGAGATAATATAGAATCATTAATCTTCTCTCTCAATGCCTTTGTCAAAACATAACCATGCTTTTTCTTCAAATGCTTTTCCATGTAGTCAAAATATCTGTCTACAGTTTCTGTCCAAGTTTCTCGTCTTTGTTCGTCTTCTCTCCATCTTGCATAACGAGACAATGCAATAAAATTTTGATAATCTGTGGGTAAGTAGTTTCTCATTTATCTCTCCATTAGTACCTTTACTTGTTTAACTGACACACCATCTATGTCATAAAATAATTCTCTTGTGTAATCTTCAAAATCTTCTCTGACATCACCATCTGAAGGAACAGGATATTCCTCTTCATCTACTTCTATGGTAATCATCATCTTAACTCGTATCATCTTCTAATTCATCTATTAATTCGTTGAGATACCATTGTGCCTTCTTTAAATCTTCAACACCATTTTTATACCTGTATCTCCAAAGGTATTTCATAATATTACCCTGCAAGTAATATTGGAATCCGACATCCGTCATAGCCTTGATAGCATCAATACATTCAACACCTGACTTATTGTAGTGAGGTGGGTGATTAACCATGTCCATTACTTCTGTTTGTTCTTGTGATTGTTTTCTACGCATCTCTCCTACCTTCTTAAATTTATTTGTTAAATCAACGTCATACTGACCCATAGTTATTCCTCAGGCTTAAAAGACACTACCACCACATTATCACGCTTGTCAACAACTTTTGGATTATGCTTTTTATTATGTAATTCATCTTCTTTTTCTAAAAAGTCTATTGCTTTTTGTCTTAAATATTCATCCTTTTCCATTAAGGGTATACTTGCACATATAACTCTACAAAACTCTAATACACCATAGTAATCTTCATCACACAAAGGATTATCTGCAGATGAAATAACAGAGACATCTACTTCTCCTGTCCACCTTTTATCTTCAGCCATTGTAGGTTTTACTTGTATAATAAAATCTTCAAGATTTAATTTATCTTTTATTGTCATGCTATATTTATAATAGAAGGGTGTTTATTCTTGCCCTTTTCTTTTATCCATTCCTCAGGTATAGTTGTATCACTATACTTAAAACCATTTCTGTCACACCATTCTGCATAAGTTGTTTTAGAACCTGTGTATAATTTATTATTACTATTACCAAAAACAAATCTAATATCAAGAGAGGGGTGTTGTTCTTTTATAGCTAATGCTCGTGTTCTTTCTCTTGCTTGAAAAAAACCTTTGGCTTCAATTATTATGCCATTACTTAATATGAAGTCAGGCTTGTAGGTACGTTGAGTTAGATGAGACCATTTAATTCTAACAGTCTCGTATTCAAACTTGACCTTTTTACTTTTTAAGTCTTCAGCTATGCCATGCTCTAACGTACCCCTAAAGCCATCTTCTAAATGTGCTATCGTTGGCACTAGAGTATTCTTCTCCATCCTGCAAAAGGATTAAATTCATACTCTGACCTACTATAGTCATAGCCAAGTGCCTTCATCTCTTCTCTTACTGCTTCGTCTGCTAACTTTTTATTTTCCATAGCTTCACGTAAACCTTTGGTCTTCATTTCACGAAGAGTCTTTTTAGCTTCGGCTAGTTCTTTTTCCATATTAGAAATATCTTTTTGTAATTCTTCAATCTTCTTTACATCTGCCATTATTTTACACTCCATATTTTTTTAGCTTCCTGTATCATGTCCTCTGACCATTCCCATTTGTCAAAGTTAGGATACAACATAGAAGCCAACTCATGCTTATCATTACTGATAGACAAAAACTTTTGAATACTAAAAGCCACCTTTTTCAACTGCTTTTTATATGCAGTTAGTTTATCTAGGGTATATACTTTGTGTCCTTTTGGACTAACAAAGAATAAATCTATACCCTTGTCAGGATATGCCATAGAATATAATGCCATCTGTCTTTTCTGTGCTTCTGTAGGTTTAGATGGCATCCTATTTGTAGTCTTTAAATCTACTATCTTATCTTTAAATAAGAAATCTACATATCCCATAATAGGAATTGGTAAATCCTCGACTTGAACTTCCACTTTTTCCTGATAACTTTCAAGATTATCGTACTTAAAGTTCTCATCGAGGATAGTACCAAAACTACGAAGAGCATCCTTTTCTTTCAAGGTTTTCCCATCATTCAAGTCAACTCCTGATTCGCAACACAATGCAATAAACTTGCTATCAAGAGCTTGGAAATCAAAGAAACCTTTCTCGTACTTATCAGCCAAGACATACTCTTCTGTAATACCTCTTATGGCACTAGCTCCACTAGAAGACCTAACACCAAAGAGATACCTCATTGTCCACAACGACATATCAGAGATGTACGTATTAATACTGCTAGGAGACAGATAATTAATGTTGTGGACTTTGAAGGGGTTGTTACTTTTCACTAACTAGCATCTTCCATTTTAACATCAATGAAAGACTCTACAGTTCCCATATCTTCTACATTTACTTCCTTCTTAACTTTCATATCCCACTCATTAAATATATAAGTGTTATAATTATCAATCCAAGCCATGAAGTTAATAAAAGTTTCTTGGTCATCTTTAGAAACCTCTACTGTGTCTTGTAAATCTAAAGTATATATAGGTAAGTAAAAAGAATTACCATTAGGAAGTTTCCTTTCCTCAGTATTTAAAACAATAGTATGCTGAACAGGCAATCTCTTAACTTGAGAAAACTTTTTAAAAGGCTCACCCATAGTCTTAAATGCATCTCTATTATCTATCTCCCAAATAAAAGGAATGCTATCCTTCTTTACTTTACTGCCTGTGTCATCAACTGCACCAACCAAATCAACTGTGCCAAATATAACACGAACTCTTTTGATTTGTCTGATAACATCCTGTGTTTCTACAGGCAAAGCCTTGAAGTCTTTAATAAAACCTGAAGGCTTACCACAATTAAACTTACCTTGATTGTCTTTTAAATCAACATTCAAGTTGTCTGACATTATGGTTTTGTGATATACCCCCAAAGGCTCTCCTGCCTTTGCAGACATATTCTTTACAAACCTTTTATACATAAATCTCTGTATAAATGGTCTAATCTTTGCTGAAGTAGCATAAATTATCTTTTCATCAGGCACTTCTAACTTGTAAGTGCCACCTTCGACTATTTCTACTTTAGTTTTTTTACCATCAACCTCTGCACTACCCATAATAGGAGTATGATTTATTCTAAATCTTGGTAGAGATTTTGGTTTATTATCTGAGGCAGTATCATCACCTGCCATGCCCATAGCTTTTGCCATGACTGCATAATTATTTGTATCTATAGTTGTTACTTCACTATTCATTTATGTTTTTCTCCTTATTAACAAAAGTCTTATTGTTATATCATACAACATCTTTTGTGTCAAGCCAATTATTACCTATTTTCATATCTAATTGTAATGGTACATTAAAATTTATGCCAAATTGTGTATTAATTATGTCTCTTAAACTAGAGTTAATACTTTTTAAGATATATACAACTAAATTTTCTTCATCAGGATGTACATCAATAACTATCGAATCGTGTACAGTATTAACTATACAGGATTGTGCATCCTGCAATCTTTTTTCTATCTCTAGTAATACAACAGGAACAACATCTGCAGTTGCAAAACTTTGAACAGGATAGTTTTTTATTTGAGTAAAGTGTGATACCTTGCCATATACATTCCTCTCTACATCAGGAAAAGAAAACTGCCTTCCTGATGGTGTGGTAATCTTGCCTGTGCTTATAGCCTCTTGAGCCAATCTGGAATGCCATAGTGCGATTTCCTTGTACTTCTTTGTGAACATCTTATAATATTGTGCTTCAGCATTCGTTCTCCCAAAGCCTGTTGCTCCATAGAGGGGTGCAAAGGTATGAGCTTTCGCCTCTTGCCTAGTAGTTTTCTGCCCTGCATCACTAATAACACGAGCAGTATAGCTATGCACATCAAATCCATCTTCAATCTCCTTCATTGCTATTTTATCTTGAGACAGATAGGCTGCAGTTCTAAATTCTAACTGTGCAAAGTCTGCCTCTAATACCTTTCCACCTTCCCATCTTGATACAAATACTTTCTTTACAGGAAATGTACCACCTCTAGGCATATTCTGCATATTGGGGTCTGCTCCACTAAACCTGCCTGTTGCAGTTCTATGTTGTAGTAATCTAACATGAAGTTTGCCATCAGGTTTTGTGTAAGTATTTATACCATCAACAAAAGATGATAAGTAAGTTTCTAATGCCGAAAGTCTCTGTAAATCTTCTAAAAATTGTACTGCGTTTGTAAGATTATTTTTCTTTGCTGTACTCTGTAGTATAACTAAATTAGTCTTGTTAACTGTAAATCCATTTGCACTAACCCACTTTGCATTTGGTGGTGTAAACTTTAATCCTGCTATTGAATTGGTAGGTTTGAATTTATATCCATTAGAATTGCAATCGCTACAATTATTAGAATTAGCATATGGTATCCCATTTTTCCTAACTTTTCTTATTTTACCTGTGCCATTACAGGTGTTGCATTGAACTGCAGTTGTCTTATAAACAACATCTGAGTTTTCTTTTATAGTCTGTTTGTAATCTTTTTCTGACATATAAGGTGTAAAGGAATTTGCCCACATAACTTTATCCTTAGGCTTTCTACTGTATATAACCCAAGACATTTGTTCAGGACTACTTAAATTGATAGGAGTATCTCCCATTAGTTGTACAACTTGTTCCTTTAATCTTTCTTCTATCTGATTCTTTTCTTGTTCAAACTCCTGCTTTACTTCTGTGAGTTTATTCTTATCTACAGAAAAACCATTCTTATATATCTTGGCTAAACATACTGACACTTTGTTTGTTAGTATAACTGAATCCATTAGCTTGGCATATTCTTCTGTGTTTAACTTTCTATATAACTTATCTGAAAGTTGTTGAGTTGCCTTTAAATCTGCTGATAAATATTCTTTTAATTCATCTCTTGGTATGCCATCAACTCCAACACCTTGAGCAAAGTAATGTTTAAGTGTATCTTTCTTTTGTGTTTCTAATTCATATCTTTCTGCACAAGCCTCAAGAGACAAGGGTTCTTTAATACCTCTCTGTATTATGTATTCAGCTAACATAGTGTCAAAGACTGCACCATCATATTTATATCCACACTCCCACAACCACATCAAGTCATAGGCTATGTTATGTCCTATGAGAATAGTTGCTCTGTCTAAAACTTCCTGTAGATATATTCCGTCAGGCACATCCATGTTAAATAAATGTTGTTGTCCATTATCTTCTAAACAACCCACCATTATTAATTTATTTGTAGGTTCAAATGGGTCAAGGTGCAACTTGCCATCTCTCTTTGTCGTTGTGTTTTCTACATCAAGTGTTAACTTCATAGATATCTCGCAGTTAAATAATCTAACTCACAATGTTGAACACCATGCCATCCTGATAATTTATTCTTAACAACATTTAAATGTCTAGCAGGACTTTCTTCCTCTCCACCATCAGGATTCTTAACTGTGTCTTTTGCTATTAAAATCATCAAGTCTGCCTCTGCTGCCTTACCTGTTCTACTGCCTTCCATCATTGCCTGATTAAGATAAACTTTACCTTCTGCCTCTGCAGATAATTGTGACATATAAAACATGGCACAGTTATGCATCTTTGCAATCTGTCTTGCATGAATTGCATTTGCTTTTAATGCCTCGTCAGGTCTAGCAAAACCACCTGCCTTTGCAAACTTATCTCCCATATCTAATATTACTACATCAGGTTTGTAAGATTTGCAAACACTTTCTACCCAATTCATATCTCTTCCTGAGGCATCCTTAATAAATATATTCTTATTTACTGCCTCGTATTTATCTCTTGCCTTGTCAGGACTTTCTTTTATCTCATGCATTGTCATGCCTGTAGCTGATGTTAAATATCTTGCACCAACTCTATGTGCTGATTCCTCGTTACATAACACAACACACCTAGCACCTTGATGTGCAAAGCCACCTTGTCCTGCAACAAGTGAGGCATGGAATGATGTCTTGCCTGTATTTGGTCTAGCACCTATCTCAATCAAATGTCCTGCACTCACTCCTTCTACTTTCCTAGTCAATGCAGGAATATTAAATATCCACTTTGCCTCTAAACTATTTTTAGCTATTAAAGTTTCCAAACTCATGTCATCCCATTCAATGTTTAAATTAGGTGTAAAATCATCTCCATATAATTCCAAAATATTACGAATGGGTTCAAGTGAGGATTGAGTACCATTAACGTAGTCAAAGCCGATATTAGCAATGTCCTCACCAACCACCTGCTGAAATAACTTAGATAATACTTCCTGTGCAACATCTTCTCCAAGTGGGTTCTCCTTTTTTATTTGTGTAAACAAACTCAAGTAGGCTTGTTTTTGTGCAGTAGTCATTGATGGATTGCCTGATATAAACAAGGCTTCAATCTCATCAGGTGTTACTGTTCTTTCATATGTGGACATAGCCTTGTCGATAGCCTGTTTAATTTTTCTTACATCTTTACTAAACAATCTATCAGGACATTTTGCTCCTCTATGTTCATCATAGAATTTTTTGTCCATTAAACTTCTAATTAACGATAGTTCCATGTTGTTTCTCCTTAGGGGTTAGGTTGTATAAATTATTTAAATCTTCTTCATTTCTGTATTTCAAATCATCCTTTAGTTTTAAAACTCTTACGTCACTTACATGACCTCGTAACTCTTTTGCAAAGGCTAGTGTCTTGGGCATTGCATCAGGGTCTAATGCTATTATCACAGTTGAGAATTGCGATAGGTACTTTCTATGTGCATCACTCAATGATGTTCCCAACACAGCTACCCCTACAAAAACATCACTACCTACAACAGAGGCACTTATGCAATCCTCAACCACGACTCCCACATTACCACAACCAAAAGAAAAAGGCAAGTTATTTTTTCCATACCTTTTCCATTTAGGTAATCGAAAAGTTGTAGAACGACCAATGGCATCTACAATAATCCCATTATCCTTGATAGGAAAAACAATCCTCTTATCTTTAATGTCATAGTAGAGTGGTATTCTTTTATAATCAATTTCATATTCACTTATAAATTTTATAATCTCAGGTCTATCTGCATGATGAACTATGTACTCAGGCATAGTAAATGTATCATCTAGTTGTTTAACTAATTGTAATGATGTCTTTATATCATCAACAGATAAGTGTATTCTTTTTGAACCTGACAATCTACAGGATGCCTTGTAACAGTTCCATAAAAGATTGCCCATATTATTTGTAACACTAAAAGTTTTATATCCATTACATTGTGGACAGTTATATCTTTTACTTTCTCCTACATTTAAGTGTAAATCATTTATATATGTATATACATTCATATGTGTATCACTTAATATGTATCATTTAATTATTAGTATCGTAATTTTTTCTAGTTGTCAAGGCTCTTTTTGCACTTTCATAAGTATTTTTCATGTAAGGCTTAACAGACTGTGGATTTGCATGACCTGTAACTGACATAATCTGACCCATTGAGACCCCTGCCTCTACCATCTCAGTAGTACCTGTTCTTCTTAAATCAGCTATTCTAAGCTCATTAGGTAACCCACAGAGCTTGATAACCCTTCTTGCTACTATGGATAGCCTATGAAGTGAATAAGGCTTGTATGAGCCTCTTAGGGTGCTTGGATAGGGTGCGACATATTCTTGGAAGTCATAGTCTTGTTTCTGTTCCTTTAACATTTCAAGTAAATTTTCGCTGATAGGTAGGGTAACACTTGCACCTCTCTTAGATTGTTCAAGACTGAGTATACCCTTGTCAAAATCTATGTTCTCAAACTTTAACATCCTCATATCTCCAACTCTCTGACACCATTCATATGCCATTTGTATAATTAAACCTAAACTTCTATACTTAAAATCATTGTAACAGTAATCTAACATCTGTGTTATCTGTTCTCTTGTCCACACAACCTTTCTAGGCTTGGTAACTTTGCATTTAAATGTAGAGAATGGATTGTATTCTGCATATCCCATCTCCATAGCAAAGGAGTAAACTTTCCTAGATGTTGCAACCATGTGGTTTGCCATATAAATGCCACGTTTTAGCCACTTTTCATATGACTGCCTAGCCATAGCACCTGACAACTTATTTACTTTAGTTGTACAAATAAAATTTTTGTTGAGTTGAGTGCCTAACATTGACTCTAAACAATTCGTATAATCTACTTGAGTTTTGTAGGCTAACATATTGAAATCACTAGATTTATAGTATTCGTTAACTAACTCTTTTATTGTCATTTTACTCATTTTTAATCAACCTTTCTATACCTTTTTTACCATCTTGAATATATAATTTTCCTTCATATGCACAGGCTACTTTCATACCAAGTTCTACTTGTGAATCTGATAACTTATTAGTTCTAAATTTAGTTGTTCCATCTTTAGTTGTATAAACAGTAGGTGTTTTAACATCTATTAATAATTTCTCTTTTGTTTCAGTATGTATAGCCACAATATCTGCAAATCCCACACAAGATATGTTTCTAAAAACTTCATATCCTTGTTCTAATAAAAGATAACAAACCTGAACTTCAGATATATCTCCTTTTCTCTTTTCGCTAAACATATTAATTTTTCCTAAACTCTATTATAACCCATGCTATGAACATAGGTATGAATGTTATAATATAAACTATCCAAACTAGCAGGGAATAAACATTGTGCTTTTTTGAATAGTCTTCCCAAGATAATAATATCATATCATCTTCTTTTTGTTGTTGTTTTGTTTTAGTCATACAACTGTCTTGTAAGTTTGTAATGTGCCTTTCATATCATTAGATTGGCTCATATATTCTTTACCAAATGCAAAAACATATATTTGTTTTTTCTCTTCATCAGTACAAGATGATATTTTTTTATCTTTAATTATTTTAATCATTTCAGTTTCTGATAATTTCTTCATAATCCTACTCCCATAAATCCTAGTATGAATGCCATGCAACACATACCAAGTATAAACCAAATTAAATCTTCATTATTCATTCGTCATTCTCCTGTTGTCTATTATATAAAGTCATACCAAAGTCATATCCTTGGTTGTAATAATAAGTTTCCCCATGATAGGTTGCTCTAATACCTTTAAAAAAACCATCTGCTGCACCATCCTTAAATGCTTTTAATACACCATTTGATTCTATCTTCTTATCTAACTCATGTGCATCTATTAACTTCTGTGCTAATTGGTCTCGTTCTACTGCCATTATTTACTCCTTTCTAAATCCCACCTATAAAATATGTGGTCATCTATTCTAGTTATATAAGTCTTTGTTTCTGCCCAACTAGGATTAACATAGTAGGCATGGTAGTGTGTAGCACCCTCAAGATAGGCATCAAGATATCCATAGTAAACACCTTTAGCTACTGATAGAGATTCTTCCCATGCCTCTTTTTCTTTAGCTACATCACTCTTGCCATCACAATACCAACTGAATTGACATTGATTCCTAATAGGCACAGAGGGTTTCCATTTGTATGTCAACCCTTGTTTAACAACATCACACACATTGTTAGGATAACGTGAATCAGCTACTCTGTTCATCACGACTTCTGCTACTGCTATCTGTCCTGATAAACTTTGATTCTTAGCCTCGTGATATACATTGAGTGCTAGACATACTATTGCCTCAGCTATCATGATACTTTTTCCTCTCCATAAATAACTTCTTCAAAGTGTCTGATAAGCATATCTAAACTTTCACAAGCACCTTTGTATTCTGCATGAGAATGGCTATCGTTTCCCTCGTGAAAATCATTTTTAATATCTGTAGCTACATTTTTAATTCTTTTTAATGTAATTACATTTTGAATGTACTTATCACTCATAATTCATCTCCTTGTTTTGGTGAAATAAAATCTAAATTAGTACCATAACTGACTACACAATATATACTATGTTGAGGATGAAACTCTACAATAGTATATGTTTTAGTTTTTATGTTAGCATATATCTGCAAAGGTATCATAATAGGTTTCTCCTGTAATCCTTCTTTACTTCTAACTTTAGCTAGTTGTACTGCATTAAATAATAACTTTTCGTTTTTATCTTGTATTGTATACATCAT